ATATATCCACTGGAAATGAAGGTTAAATGAAGTCTACAATATCTATAACATTAGATGCAGAGATTATATTAGAACTTAGAAAGAGAAAAGAGAATATTTCTGGAGTAATTAATAGTTTTTTAGTGAATTATCTTGAATTAAACAAAAAAAAGATACCAGACAAAATAGAACAATTAAAAGAAGATATTTTAAAAAATAAAGCAGAATTAGCTTTAAAAGAAAAAACTTTAAAAGAATTAAATAAAAAAGAGATAAATGAAAGGGGGATTCCATTTAAAATTGGCAATTAATTTAAGATTAATAAAAAATCAATATGGAGATAATTCATTTATAGCTGTAGGAGAAGATGAAGATTTTAAGTGTTTTCAATGCTTAACACAAATTGAAGAGGGTTATATCTGTGAAACTACTAAAAAGGTTTTATGTGTAGAATGTCAAAATAAGTTTAATATGGGAAAATGTAAGCATGATAAGTTTAAAGAACATAAACACATTAAATTTTTAAAAGAGAATGAAAATATATAAAAGAGGAACAAGAAAAGAATATTATCTAATTGATAAGCTAAAAAAGGATTTTGATATAGTTCAAAGAACAGCAGGCTCTCACTCTCCAATAGATATAATAGCAATAAATATAAAAAATAAAGAAATTAAGCTAATCCAATCAAAAAGAACAATGAACAAGACCTTAAATTATATTGATATTAAATTAAAAAATAAGATAGAAAATGAAAATAAATGCCTTAATGGCTCTTTTTTCGTTAATTTTGAGTGTTTATGATGCGAACTTCACTTTCTACAAAGACTAAAATGTTTCACAATCCCACAAAAATTTTTTTAAAATGAAAAAAACAGGAAAATGCGTATGCTGTAAAACATATTATACATTCACAAATTTACCTGAGCATTGTTATCTTTGCGATGGTTTCATAGAAGAAGTTAATGATGAAATACAACATAAACAGACCGTGGAAGACTCTGGACGAATGGCAGAAAGAATATATATTTAATACACACCCAGAAGAAAATTGCTTTTTATTATGTGGCAGGCAAGTAGGTAAAACTACAGCAATGTCTATTAAATGCGTGGAATTATGCATAAATCATTTTAAAAAAGGGGAATATATTTTAATTTGTTCTATTACTGAAAAGCAGGGCTATCATATGTTAGCGAAATGTTTGGCTTATGCGCAAGAGAAATATGGAAAATTTATTAAAAAAGGGAAAGACAGACCAACAATGCATAAACTTAATTTTAAAAATGGAACAGGAATTTTAAGTTATGCGGCAGGTGAAACAGGAGAGGGGTTGAGGGGATATACTATTAAAAAATTAATGATTGATGAGGGCGCAAGAATGAGAGAAGAATTTTTTATTGCAGTAATGCCAATGATTTCAGTTATTAAAGGAAGCATGGATATAGCATCTACTCCAGCAGGAAAAAGGCATAAAGACGGAACTGAGAAATTTTTTTATAAATGTTCTCTTGATGATAAATATAAAAAATTTTATGTAAGTGCTGAAGATTGTCCCAGACATAGTAAAGAATTTTTACAATTACAAAAAGAATCACTTAGTAAATTGGCATATGCGCAAGAATATTTAGCTATTTTTACAGACGAATTAAAAAGACTTTTTGAAGATGAATTAATTAATAAATGCTGTATATTAAAAAGAGAAGAATATATAAGTAGAAGCAGTAAATTTTATATAGGTGTTGATGTGGCTGGATTTGGCAAAGATGAATGCACTTTTGAAGTTTTAGAGCGCAAACCAAACGATTTAATTTATCAAAGAGAGAATATTGTTGAAAAAAGAAATTATACTACAGATACTTCTAAAAAAATTATTTATCTAAATGAAATTTATAATTTTAAAAAAATTGGAATTGATGACGCTGGTGTTGGATTTGGGGTTTATAGTGAATTAATGAATGAAGATAAAACTAAAAGAAAAACAGAAGCTTTAAATAATCTTAGCAGACCAATAAATAAAGACGGAACAAAATCTAAAAAAATCCTAAAAGAAGAAATGTATTTAAATTTATTAACATTAATGGAAAACTCTAAAATTAAATTATTGGATGATGATGAATTAAAAGCTTCTTTATCTTCTATGCAATACGACGAAGACGGGAAGATTTTTGGCTTTTATTCTCATATTTCAGAGGGGTTAATCAGGTCTGCGTGGTTAGCTGAAAAAGACAAAAGTTTAAAAATCTTCATTCGTTCATTTTAATATGCCTTTTAAGTCTGAAAAACAAAGGAAATGGATGTGGGTCAATAAACCAGAAATAGCTAAAAAATGGACTAAAAGGTATGGAAGTAAAATTAAAAAGAAGAAAAAGAAATAATGACATACACAGGAACAATAGTTACTGAAGCAGAAATGCAATTTATGGCTGGTAAAAATGTAGATTCAACAGGAGATGTAGAAGCTAACCATAATTATTTGGCAGCTTATGCAGAAGCTTATTTATCTTCATTAGTTAAATATGATATTGTAACAAACTGGGGCTCTTTAAATGCAACTTATAAAAATTTATTTACTGAGTGGGCGGCGAGATTCGCAGCAATTCAATTAATTTCTTATAATATGGCAGGATATAGTTCAAGAATAGAAGCTGAAGATATGATTAATATTCATTGGGCAAGATTACAAGAAATAAAAAAAATTCTTGAAAAAGAGGATGTTCAGAATTTTATAGAAGTATAATGGCATTAAAAATAAAAGGTTTAGGAGATTTATTTGAAAATTCTCCAGAAGATAATCAAGTATTAATTTTTAAAGGAAATAGAACAATACCAAGTGAAAATATTTCAGCTTTAATTGAAATTTCTCAAACAGACACTTCCGAATATGCTTATACAGGGGGGGGTTTTGTTTCAAGAAGAGAAATAACAATTACACCAAAATCCACTAATAATTGTATTTTATGGATAAAATTGGAGTTAGATGCAAAAAGTGATGATGGAAATTCTGTTTCTATTAGATTAAGCACAAATTTAGAAGGTTCAATAAAAGGCTCTACTGCTTCCACTTCAAGCACTTCTTTTACAGGATTATTAAGTAAATTGGTTTTTGATAATAATTTTTATGTAACACAAAACTCCTATACTTTACAAGTTGAAGCATATCATACAACAGGAGGAACAATAACTATTAAAAATTTAAAATTTACTGTTTGTTATTTAGATAACACAATAACCACAATAGCGGGGGATAAGTGGAGCGATTGGGTGAGTTCTTGATAAAAACATTTAAATACTTAAATTTACATAAATTTACATGACAACATTAAGAACAGGACAAATAACAGATTTTTCTAATCAGGGAACAGAATTTACAGTTGTAAATCAGACTACAGATGGTGGTCAAATATCAGAAACTTATTTTATTCCTGATTTTAAAAAATGGCATGGATATTATAGACAAATCCCTGAACTTAGGGCAGTTATTAATAAATTAGCTTCATGGACTTTTGGCAGAGGGATAAAAGCTGATAAAAAAAACCAAGCTAAATTAGATAGAATTAAAGGTTTTGGTAAAGATAGTTCAAGAGGTGTTTTAAAAAATCAATGGAGAACTGCTTTAATTTGTGGGGATTCTTTTGCTCATATTATTAAAGATTCTCAGGGAAGAATAATAAATTTAAAACCCCTTAATCCAGATAAAATGGCGATTGTTGCTAATGAAGAGGGAATTATAGTTGGCTATGAACAAGAGGGAAGAAGCCAAAGATATTCTGATAATGAAATTTATCATTTATCTTATGAGAGAATTGCTGACGAAATACACGGCATTCCTTTTGTAGAAGCCTTAGAAGATTTAATTATTTCAAGAAACGAAGCTATAAAAGATTTAAGAGTTTTATATCATAGAAATATTAAACCTATTAATTGGATTGAAGTAGAAACAGACGATACTGTTAAATTAAATTCAATAGAAAAAACTATTAACACTGCTTACAAAAAAACAGAAAATATAATTATTCCTTCAGGAGTTATTAAAGAAATTAAAAATCAAAGAACCCCTCAATATGGAACTTTAGATTCATTACCTTATATTAAATTTTTAGTAAGGCAATTT